CGCTTTAAATAGTTCAACTAACCAATTCTGTAAAGTCTGTGAAATCCATCCCGTATATAAAGTTGCTGAATCTGTGACTTGAGTACCTACTCGAATATTTCCGGCTTGGTTTAAGTTGTATACAAAATTGTTGCCTACCCATTGACCAAACTTTTTGCCGTACATTCTTTCTGTCACGCTACCTTTTCGCTGTAGGTTATGGTCAAATATAAATGAATCCCACGCGCCGTATTCATTTATCCATAATAAGGATTGGATAGGGTTGCAGTCTGCTTTTTGTATGTATACTCTTTTCAATATAGAACCAACCTCAACGACGTAATAGTGTACAGCATCTATATCCGGAACACCCGCATTTGCAACTAAAGAATCTGTTGAAAGGTTTATTTGTGCTATTACCGTTGTTTGGATTTGATAATATGAATGAATTAAAACATCGTCAATATCGTAGAATGAAATTGAAAGACTTGTGCTAGTATCGACTATTGCACTCAAATAGAACGGCGCTCCAAATTGCTGGTACATTGGATCAAATTCAGGGTGATTAGTTAAGTACTTATTTACAACCCATTCCGTGGCATCCCATTCCTTCCAATCCGCATCGGATAAACAAGCCTTAAATATCTTTATAGTTGAGCTAGTAGCGTTAGCTTGGTTAATTGGAATAAGCCCGTAGTTTTCTATTACCTTAATATAAATACTTCCATTTGTACCGCTAGAAGTAAATAAAGGTATTGTTTGTTGTGGTGTGTTTAATAGATTCTTTACTATTGGTGAAACGTCTATATGTGCATAAATTCCGCTTTCAACAAATATTCTATCTTCCGATACCTTTACTGAATTATAGTAGGTCTCAACTATATAAGAAAAGTTAGGTTGTGCTGTTTGTGTAGATGAAAATCTAAACATCAACGGATTATCGCTAGGACTCCAATTTGCCGGTACTTGGTTTATCGTTACTGCCATGGTTCAACTATGTTTACTGTTATTGCTTCCTTAAAAAACTCGGAAAGTTCTTTTTGTATTTTTGTTGTTAATGTTTCATTTACTACGTTGGTAAAGAATGGACGGGGAGCTTTACCATCTCGCTTAATTGCTCCCATTATTCCCCATGCCGCACCTTCGTATGTGTCAAATTGATTGCGCAAAACTACGCCTCTGTCACTCATCCAATCCATTATTGACTTATGGAAAGATACTTCTCCTTTTGGTTGCACTCCGTGGTGTGGTGCGCCGTGTTTTATCACAGTACCATCAACTCCGTAGTTAACAAATTTCCAATAGAAATCAGCACTTAATCCAATAGTTACAACATTACCTTCTTTCGTTACTTGTTTGTCGGGGATAATACTTTGTCTTAATCTTCTTGACGCGGCAATATCCAAACGATCCATTTCGATTACCAATTGGTCGGCAACATCTTGCATTAAATCCTTCAATAAACCTTCTAACGGTGTTCCGGGCAACCCCTTAAGAATTGCCTCGGAATTTCCTACCGTTATTAGATTTTTGAAATAGTCAACATCTTGCGCCATGTATTATAATGGTAATTTATTTACTTTTAATCATTTCAACAAACGCATTAAAATCCGCCTTTTGTTTTGTAGTCATGTCTACATAATCTAATTCTATAAATTCTTTAGGAATACTATTCTCAATTCCGTAAAACTTCATAATTCTTGGGATTGGGTTGTATATATTTACAGATAACAACTCTTGTGTATCTGAAAATTCATTCATAAAGAAATCATATTCCGATGTCAAAGGATGAATTTCTCTTGTATTTGTAAGTTCATTATAAGCGTATATCTCTAAGCTTATAATGTCTATTTTTGTAACTGATTCCATTTTTGTTTATTTTATAAGTAAATATTTCCTTGTGTATCTTCTATATTTGTAATTCCTTGAGTAATATTAGCATTGAATGCTGCGCCACCTTCGTATGTATTTTTACTCATTTTAATAACGTATGCTGTTCCTGAATTGAAAATATACGGAGCTGATGAGTTAGATAATGTAAATCTACAGTTTAATAAAACTATTGGTAAATTTCCTGAAAAGCCAGTAATTCCATATCCTCCTGCATTGTTCCAACTACAAATAAAGTTACCATTATATATCTTTGTAGCTGCGCCACTATTTAAAAAAGCAACATTACTTGTTGAAATCGCAGTACAATTATAATAATAATTAGATGCTACAGATTGAATACCATGACTTGATGATGAAATTCCAACATTATTAATAACATTTCTTGATGTAATGTTTTGAAAATATAAGCCAAGATTACTAACGCTAACACCAACGCAATTAATAATATCTGTTGCGCTACTTAAATACATTCCAAATCCTGAAGTACTTCTTCCCGTACTATTAAAAAAAGAACCATTTCCGCCTATACCTGAACCACTTGTACTAACACCGATGCAATTATTAAAAATCCCCGAACCGCTAAGACCATCTCCCGTTGTTCCTTTACCAAAACAAAAATTAGCAGTTCCTCTGTTATCTATTCCTGTAACTCCATAAAATTTACAATTAGAAAGGATATTTCCTGCTATAACTATTGCAGCTGTTGCGTTTGAAGAAAATGTACCATTTAACAACTCAAGTGTTCCAGTACTCATCGTTAACGCATACATTGAAGTAGATGTATTTGATAAAATTGTTCCATCCATGTATATTTTTCCACTTGAAGGAGAAGATGTTAAAAAACAATTAGCCGATGTTACTCCATTGCTTCTATTTAAATTGATATTTTTAAAGGAAAAATTACATGAACCATAAGAAGTTGTAATTATATTACTCGCATCTGCAGTTGTTTTAGACCAGCTATGACCATTACCGTTCCAATTAACATTTTTTGTTAATGCTAATTCTTCACTTCCACTTGTTGTATAATCCGCAAATAACTCAATAGTTTGCCCAACTGTAGCTGCAGCATAAGCTAATGCTGGAGTAGTATAATAAGTATATACTCCAGAAGTGTTTGCAATTCCAAATACTCCCGATGATCCACCACTTACAACTAAATCCCCACTTCCAAGAATTGAGCTTCCGTTAACAGTTTTAATGTTTGTCGTAGAAACTAATGTATCTTGTTTATTAGTGTAAACATCTGTAAAGTTATCGTTTGTCTTTACAAATGAATCTCTTAATGTATCGCCCGTTCCATCGTTTGGAGCAGTGCCTACGTTTATTGTTTGTTTTGCCATTTTTTAATAAATTGTTTTATCGCTTGTATATAATGTACTATCTACTTTATAGAATGTTGTGTCAATAGTGAACGGAAAAGCTGATACATCAATATTGTTAGAGTTTGCAGATACAGAACCACCCGCATTTGTCGCCGTAACAGTGCAATTAATTGCATTTGAACTATCCGCAATAACTAAAGTATACGTGTTGAATGTAGCGCCTAAAATTACGCTACCATTTCTATTCCATTGGTAAGCATATGTAATAGGAAGAGTTCCGCTCCAGGTCCCGTTAGTCGTGGATAAAGTTTGCCCTACAATTCCACTACCCGAAATAACCGGAGATACAACACTCGATGGTGGAATTGCAGCATCGGAGAATTGATTAGATACGAATGGACTATTTAGATATCCGTATAGCATAACTAGAAGTTTTCGCCAATCAAAATAATTGAAACACTACCGGATGCCAATTTAACACCTGAAAACTTACCGCCTCCAATTGGTCGAAAAATTGTACCGGCTTTAATTGCTATTGCTGTGTTGGTAATATAATCGGATTTCTTATCCACTCCAGCAACCTTAATAGATGTGAAAATAGTATCTTCTAAAACTACTATTCCGCAGCTATCCTGAGTTAATTCTGTTGTATTGTTGACTACCTTAGTACCCAACTGTCCCGCCATTACTTGTAAATTGTTCATTGTTTTATATATTTTAGATTTATTATTGACTTGCTACTATCTATTAGAGAGTTTTTTCTTCGCATTGTACACTAAAAATTTACATTTATGCGAATAAGAGTAAATATTTAACATTGTCACTTTATTCCAATCCCCCTGAAAGAACTCTTTAGCTATTACATCGAAGCCTTCTTCCCACGCAAACTTAGAAGGTTTAATATCTTTTCGATTGTTTTTCTTGCTCTCGCTTTCTGTACTGATATTAGCATTGATTGTTTTATTTTGGTCAAAAAAAAAGCGGACGCATTCATAAATACATCGAGCGGCATATGCTCCTTTATGATTTCGTAACGGTCTGCAATTGGATTAAGTAAATTATCATTCTCATCCACTGCACCGTACAATTGTACCTTAGGAAAATAGAACAAACAGCCAAAGTAAACAGGATCCTTTTTCATGTCTCCTTTACTAAAATCCGCGTGCCATCCAACGCCTACCTTTTCAGCGTTGATTAACTCAAACTTTATTCCATTTAACGTTATTTCTTTTGGTGGCTTAGCGACTTTGATTCCCGAATATAACCTAACGATGTGGCTAAACATTTTCGCTATATCAGTTGCGTTAATTCGTTTTAGTTTTGGTCTCGATATATTAGTAAACAAATGGATAAATTCTAGTTGATCCATTATATCAAGTTTGTTTTCAGTTAAGAAATACGGGTTTTGTAATGCATTAAAATGCTCTATTCGTAAGTCTTTTGTTTTCTCCGGTAATTTAATTTCCATGTTATGCAAAATATTTTCCTTTTTTAGATAAATGTTTTCTAGCTTGGTTGTATAAAGATAGTGAAATAACGCTGTCATCGTGTATGCCTTCTGGAGCGGAATATTTAACGTGCCTAGTCTTTAGGTCGAATATATATGTGAACGCTTCTAACTCGTCGATTAGATACTCTTCATTCGGAATAGTAAGCTCCATTTGTTCAAAAGATACGGCTAGGTCTTCAATCATTATTGGCTTGGTTTTAGAGCTAGTCGTGTACGGCTCTATTAGATTACCTGTTAATTTCTTGAGCATTTCATAGAATACGTCGCCCTGGTTGTTTACTTCAACGTAGGTCAAAGCGTTGAACTCTTTTATTCGTTTAGCTACCTTATTTATTATATTCGTCCATTCGTCCTGTCGGTAACGTTCAATAAAGAATACGCCACCATCTTTCGTGCCTATTGTTAAAACCGTGTAATCGTCCGCTCGCCCAATATCTAAACCCCCGAATATCTTACCCGTATTTACAGCGGTCCCGATTGACTCACGAACATTGCGAAATAAACCCGTTGCGCCATCCAAAAACTCAGCTAAATATTCCTGACGAAAAACATGATCCGGAACAGTTTGCCGAATAGAGTCAATTTCTCTAGGATCAATCATTGGGTTGTCATACGAACTAAACTGAAAGTATTTATAGCGTTCGTCTTGATGCCTTAATAAAGATAGTTTATACATCATTCGTTTACCTCTAGGAGTTGAGATAAATACTACCTTCTTACCCTTAACTAATACCGTAGGTTGCAATACTTCTTCCCATGTATTTGACTTCATAAAATCAAACTCATCACATATCAAGTAGTCGAATGTATTTCCTCTAATACCGTCGCTTCGTTCTGCTGAAAAGAATTGAATTTGACTGCCAAATCCCTTAACGATTAGCTCCGTATCGTTGTACGTAAACAAACCGCTTGAGATAGTAGATTTCTTTAATTCAGTATATACTTTCTTTGATTGCTTATAAATAGGACTTACCCATCCAATCATGCAACCTTTGTCATTTATAGCCCAATACAATTGCTGGTTTATACAAAGCATAGTTTTCCCAAACTGCCTACCGATATTCAGTACGTAATATTTCGCAGCATCGTTGTTTATACTTTGATGTATTACCAATTGTTTTGGATGTGGTTTATATCCTTTAATTGTCGAACTCAAACTTATCCACGTGTTTACTTTCGATTTGTTGACGGTCATGCATTCCTAGCGCATTCTTAGCGTAGAATATTCCTTTACCTTCATTCGCTACTATATCAGTCGCTAAAGATTTAAAGTCATTATCTATTTCTTTTATAGAGTCCGATAATGGGTGTTTATCATCTTTAAACGCTTCATAAAATTGCGACTTCTTAATCATGTAAAAATCAGGATGCGTTCTTCTAATCCAATGCAATAGAAAGTATCGAATCGTTGGAAGGTGACGTTGTTTAATATCTAATATCTTACCGCTAGACGTTGCTACTTCATTTGTATTATCAATACATTCATCGCAATACTCAAGTGAATACTCTTTAAGTGTATCAATATCAATATCTCGATGTTTATTTGCCATTACTTAATTTTACTTATAAATGATTTCCGACTCGTTGCCTTAATTGTTGGGTGTAATTTCCTTAACTCCGGAAGACTTAACTCTTCAAACGTTGGTTGTGTTGCTTCGGTTGGCAATTGTCGAAGGTAATTATTGACAATATGCACTGCTCCAGGTATGCAACCTTGACATCCTTTTGACAATACCTTTCCTTTACCCGTTGCAAGTAAAGTGATCTCAAAATAAACGTGTGCCAAATGGTCAAATTCATTGCCGTAATAATCAAAACCATTAATATTAATTTTTGGCATTATAAAATCTAAACTTACTTGAGCTTCTTTTCC